GATGACCCAATCTTCCATAAGGAGTTTGATGGGTCTAGCACCACCAACATTCTAGTTGGTGGTGACACTTTTGTTATCGATAATCACTTCTTTGTAACTGGTGAGGAACTACAATATACATCTGATGATACTCCCATTGCTATTGACAGTTCCAGTCCAGGAGTAGGTGGTGGTACCACACTGCCACAGACAGTATTTGCGGTCAAGACAGCAGAAAATAAATTTCAGGTAGCGGCAACGAAAGCACTTGCCCTGACAGGAGATATTATCAATCTAACTGCGGTTGGATCAGGAGCAACACATAGTTTTACAGCGAGAAAGCAAAATACCAAGTGTATCATTGCTCTAGACAATATT